GGAGATTTCAACCAATGCGAGTCTCAGGAATTTATCCATCCGTGGCAGGAAGGCTCGACGAGTTACTGGCATATTCATTTAACGACCAATGGAATGGATGCCACTGATCGTTTTGTGCGGTTCGAGATTGAATTCGGCTATGTTACGCCAAGCGGTCAGTGGGAATTCCAGTCCGTTATGGACAGCGGAGATTTGCTTATTCCTGCCAATACGCTGACAAAAACGATGAAAATATTATCACTCGGGAGTTTCACCCCATCCAATGTGAAAATTGGCGGGCATTGCATTGCGTATCTGAAGCGGATTGCATCGAGCGGTGCTGCGCCGAGCAATGATCCGTGGGTGCCAATGCTGCAAATGCATATTCTGTGCGATGCGTTGGGTTCGCGGCAGATTACGACAAAATAAGTCGTGTAAAATAACTGTAGTACCTTATGAATTCAGAGCCAGTGCGCTGCCCAAACGCCGATTGCAACGCGGAGATCGGCCAGGCCGTCAATATTGATGGCCTGGTCATGCTCCGCGTTGGTGTTTTACTGATCCGCGACACCCAGGGCATTTGTATGCAGTGCGGTCGCGTGTTCTACTGGTCGGTGAGTAATAAGATCATCGCCCAAGTTATCAAGACAGCGATGCTAAAGTAGTCAGAACGCGCGTGCTATAATCCAAATCAGGAATGCTGGAGTTTACCGCCCAGCCTGTACCCGCTCTACATGGAGCGGGCAGGCTGGGCGTTTTCATTTAACTAAAGGAGAAACAACATGTTGGATCTAATCAATCAAATTGCTCAGCCTTTGCTGCTGATCATCCTGCCGGTTCTGGCAGTAGCTGCAACGAGCTGGCTTATCAAAGCCTGGGAGTTGAAGCGTGCTGAATTGAGTCAGGCTCAATTGACAACTCTCAACTGGTTGGCTGGTACAGCAGTATGGGCAGCCGAGCAGGCAAGCCAATCAGGCATTATTCCAAAGACCGCACGGTTATCCTATGCCATTGAGTTCGTCCAGGTGATGGCAGACAAATATCACATAAAGATTGACTCTGCCGAAATAGCTGCGCGGATCGAGGCGGCTGTCGCTGAGCAGCTCAACAAGGGCAGAATCACACAGCCGAGCAAGTGACACGTGCCAACTCATCCACCGAAGGCCTGCACGCAGCCAGGCTGTCACGCACTGGTATATGAGCGTGATGAAAGCCGGTGCCAAGCGCACCGACGTAACAGAGCCAGTGAGCGACCTCGATTGTCAGCAGCAGCGCGCGGGTATGGTGCGCGCTGGCAAAAGATTCGGGCTGCTAAGTTGCAACGCGACCCACTTTGTGCTGATCCATATCATGTGCATGGCGCACGCATCGTTTTGGCGACCGAGGTCGATCACATCAAGTCACTCAAAAGCGGAGGCAATCATGCTGACGATAATCTACAATCACTCTGCGGTTTATGCCACAGGCGTAAGACTCGCGAGCAGGATGGCGCAGGCTGGCCGAGGGGGGGGAGGGGGGATTAAATCTTTACAATCTTTGGGGTTAGACCGGCGTGGGCAGTCGTGTATTTATACCCGCGAAATTAGCATAGGGGGGTGTTATGGCACGCGGTAGGAAACCCAAGCCAACCGCGGCAAAAAAACTGGCCGGTAATCCGGGCAAACGCGCGCTCAATGAGCGCGAACCACAGCCGCGGATTGCGCCCGAGATCGTCGCGCCAAGCAACCTCGACAGCGACGCGCGCGTGAAGTGGGATGAACTGGTCGCGGAGTTGTACCCGGCTGGATTGCTGACCACCATCGATGTGGACTCACTCGCGTTTTATTGCATCCTATATTCCAGGTGGAAAAAGGCCGAACGCATCGTCAGAGAAAAAGGCGAAGTCATCAAAACCACCAACGGGAACATCATTCAGAATCCATACCTGGCGATTGCCAATCGTGCGCTCACGCAGATGGGCAAGATCGCGGCTGAATTCGGCATGACGCCATCCAGCCGCACGCGGATTGCAGCGCAGCCACCAGACGAGGAAAGCGAACTGGAGCAGCGCTTATTTGGAGCACTGGTCAGGGTGGCCAACCATGATTGACCTGAATTACATCGCCGAAGGCCTGCGCGCGCTGGCGGTCCCGATTGACCAGCTGCATGAAGACCTCGCCAATGCGCGCGTGGGTCATGATGTTGACCGCATCGCAGCCAGCCTGGCGCAATATGGCCAGCGCAAACCAGTGGTCGCCAACCGCCTACAGGGAAACAAAATCGAAGCGGGAAGCGGAACATTCAAGGCTGCTAAAAAACTTGGATGGTCCCACCTTGCGGTCGTTTTTGTGGACGATGATGCAGCCACCGCAGCCGCGTTTGGCATTGCCGACAATCGCACCGGCGAGCTGAGTCGCTGGGATCCGGATGCGCTCGACGACCTGGCCGAGACGGTCGGTGATTTGTTTACCGGTTTCACCCAGGATGAACTCGACGAGGTAATTGGGCGGGATGGCAAATCAAAACCGATGGACGACCCAGGGGCGCAGGATGAGAAAGCCGATGAGCTGCTCAAGAAATGGCAGGTCGAGCCTGGCGATGTGTGGCAGCTCGGCGAGCATTTGTTATATTGCGGAAACTCTACGGATGCCAGCCTGATGACAAACCCACCAGCGCCTTTGCTTGGAATATCTGCGGCACTATGTTTTACTTCACCACCATATTGGGTGGGGAAAAGCTATGAAACGCAAAAAGACGAGGCTGAGATTGACCAGTTTATCGACCAGGTTGCTGGGGTAATTTGCGCATTCACCCGGGCAGATTATTCCAGGGTGGTGATCAACACCGGCACAGGCTTTACCACATCGTTCGATAAAAAGAACAAACGCCAGGTGTTGCTGCTCATCGACAAATGGGCAGATGCTTTGTACAAACGCAACTGGAATCTACGTCATGTGCGGCACTGGCTCAAGGGTGGATTACTCTCGGCCTCGGGCGCAAAGACTGATTTGATTGACCAGCATTGTGAATTTATCGGCACGTTTGAGAATGACGATGGCGCGCCAATGAAATTCGATGACATACTCAACGAGCACGATGTAAATATGCTGCTGACGTTTTACGAGCGACAGGGCAAAAGCCGAGGCCAGAACCGCACCGGGTTTGGGTGGGTGCAGAAGTCGTACTGGGACGACCTGCGCGGCACAGCCAGCGCCAACGGGCACGTGGCGGCATTCCCGCTTGAGTTGCCCATGCGTCATTTGTTGATGTATACCAAACGCGGAGAGATCGTGCTCGAGCCGTTCTGCGGCAGTGGCACGACTCTGATTGCGTGCGAGGTGTTCGACCGCAAATGTATAACTATCGATATTTCACCAGCGTACTGCGCATCAACGCTCGAGCGCTGGAGCATCATGACCGGTCTAATGCCGGTAAAAGTGGAGTATGAGCGGAATGGATAATATAGATTACATCATCGAGAGTTTACGACCGCTGGCGGTCCCGATTGATAGCGTGCATCTGGACCCGGCAAACGCCAGGGTAGGGCATGACATCGACAAGATCGCGGCCAGCTTGGTGCAATACGGACAGCGCAAGCCCATCATTGTGAATCGTTTGCAGAATGGAAAAATAGAAGCCGGGAATGGAACCTGGCAGGCTGCTAAAAAGATTAACTGGGGGTACATCGCCGCTGTATTCGTCGACGATGACCCAGCCACCGCGGCCGCTTATGGCATCGCAGACAACCGGGTGGGCGAGTTTAGCAAGTGGGACCCGGATGCCCTCGAGGATATTCTCGAGACGGTTGGTGATCTGTTTACCGGCTTCGATATCGCCAGCATGGAAGATGTGGCATCTGGCACCGACAAATCTGACGATGTGCCCGACGGGAGCGAGGAAGTCGAACTCGCCGACCAACTGCGCGATAAATGGCAGACTGCACCAGGGCAGTTGTGGATTTTGGGAGATCACCGGCTGTTGTGCGGCGATAGCACCCTGGGCGAGGATGTCGATAAGCTGATGCAAGGCGATGTGGCGCGCATGTGCTTTACTGATCCGCCCTGGAACGTGGCCATCGGCACCGACGACATGCAGGAATACCGGCAGCGCAAACCGATGGAAAATGACAATCTGAAGCCGGAAGAGTTCGCAGCGTTCCTCGCATCGGTGGGGGAAACGATCTCACAACACGTTTCTGGTGATGTTTACTGCGTGATGGGCGCCAGTGAGTGGCCCACCATTGACGCGGGCCTGCGCAAAGCGGGCATGCACTGGAGCGCGACTATCATATGGGTCAAAGACCAGTTTGTGATGGGACACGGCAAGTATCACCGGCGTTATGAGCCGATCTGGTACGGCTGGAACGGCAAGAACCCATCGAGCTTCGATGGCGGGCGGGATCAAGACGATGTTTGGGAATATCCTCGCCCGAAAAAGTCGCCCGAGCACCCAACCATGAAGCCTTTGCAGCTGGTGGAGCGGGAATTCGCAACTCAAGCCAGGCTGGTGACCTGGTTTTTGAGCCATTTGGTGGGTCTGGAACGGCCCTGATTGCCTGCCACCGGCTGAAACGGCGTGCCAGGGTGATCGAAAAAGATCCTCGTTATGTCGCTGTTCACCTGGAAAGATGGTCAAAACTGACCGGTTTGCAGCCGGTTTTGAGTTAATAAAGTTAGTTTTAAGGCAAACGAAGTTGATTCGTTTGCCTTAAAACTAAAACTGGAGCGAAATGCCTCGAGGACGAACGCCAAAACCAACCGCACTCAAAAAAGCGGAGGGGAATCCAGGAAAACGGGCATTGAATGCCAGCGAGCCGCGTTTGCCGCCCGCATTGCCTGATCCCCCTGGAACGTTGAAGGGTGAAGCGCTTGTTGAGTGGAAGCGAGTCGCGCCTGAGCTGTTCGCCGCTGGTGTTTTGACAATGGCAGACCGGGCAGCTCTGGCTGCTTATTGCCAGGCCTGGGCAGATTGGGTACGCGCGCGTGGGCATTTAGATGAAAAGATGGTCGTTACTGCCCCCAGTGGCTATGAGATGGCCTCGCCCTGGGTATCGATCGCCAACAAAGCACTCGATAAGATGATGAAATTCGCCAGTGAATTCGGGCTTACACCGGCGAGCAGGGCCAGAATTCACGCAGAACCGCCAAAAAGCCCCGATGAAGAAGTCGAAGAGCGGTTATTTGGAAAATAATTGTACCCATCTGGGTACAATTTCGCGCTTCAGCATCGCCATTTTCAGCGGTACTCGATGAAAAAACCTTTACACATTGCCGAGCAGTATGCCAGAGACGCGGCCAGGGGCAAAATTGTCGTTAACAAATGGGTCAAACTGGCGGCAAAACGTCACATCGATGACCTGAAAAACGGCAAAGAGCGCGGATTATGGTTTGATGTCGAGGATGCTCAGCGCGTTCTCGACTTTTTTTCGTTACTTCGGCATTCAAAGGGCGAGTGGGCAGGCCAGAAAATCACGCTGGAGCCCTGGCAGCAGTTTATTTTGTGGTGCGTATTCGGCTGGAAACGCGACCGCTCAGACCGTTGGATTGAGAAAATGCCGGATGGGCGGGTGCAAGATACCAGGGGCATGCGGCGCTACTCAACCATGTACCTGGAAGTGGCGCGCAAGAACGGAAAAAGCACGCTGGCGGCGGGCATTGCGCTGTATATGATGCTGGCCGATCGCGAGGGTGGGGCGGAAGTCTACGCGGCCGCGACAAAAAAAGACCAGGCGTTGATCACGTTCTCAGAAGCAGAGCGCATGGTCGCGCAGTCACCGGCGCTCAAGAAACGGGTGCGGAATTACAAAAACAACCTGCATATTCCGGGCACGGCCTGCAAGTTCGAGCCCCTGGGGGCCGATTCTGACAGCCTGGACGGCCTGAACAGCCACTGCGCAGTGGTCGACGAGCTGCACGCGCACAAACACAGCGGCGTTTGGGATAAGCTGCGCACATCCACCGGCGCGCGCAGGCAGCCGTTGATGGTGGCCATCACGACCGCCGGTAATGACCGGTCATCGTTTTGTTACGAGATGCACACCAAGGCCACCCAGATTTTGAGCGGGAAAGCCTCGCTCGAGGATGGTGACACCACATTTTGCATCATTTATGCACTCGACGAGCGCGACGACTGGCAAAACGAGAAGAACTGGGTCAAGGCCAACCCGAACCTGGGCGTCTCAAAATACTGGAACTACATTCGCAAAGAAGCTGCGGACGCCAGGCTGATGCCAACGGCGCTCAACTCGTTCAAACAATTGGATCTTAATATCTGGGTGCAATCGGCAGTGGCCTGGCTGCCGGTGGAGCACTGGCAGGAGTGCGCGGGGCCGATCGATGCGCTCGACTTCGAAGATAACCTGGCTGGAAGAATCTGTTATGGCGGGCTGGATCTGTCGAGCACATCGGATATTGCGGCCTATGTGTTGGATTTCCCCCCGGTGGATGATCACGACCGGCACTGGATCATGTGCCGGTTTTATGTGCCAGAAGAAACGGTGCAGAAACGCTCAAAAAGCGAAGGCATCAAATATGATGTCTGGGTCGAGCAGGGTTACATTACAGCCACCCCAGGGAACACGATTGATTATAAGTACATCCTGGCAGATATTCAGTTATCGGCTGAGATTTTCACCGTGAAAGAAATTGCGTATGACCGTTATGGCGCGCCTAATGTGGCGCAGCAGCTACAGGATGACATGGGCCTGACCGTGGTGCAGATGGGGCAGGGGTTCTT